GTACTGGGCCGACTCAATACCGCACCCAGACGAGGAATGACACGGTGGCAGCTACAAGACGGCAGAAGGTACGCGCTGTTAAAGATGAAGAGAACAGACGCGCATTAAGCATTAGGGGTAAGGCCGAATACATCTTTGATTTAATTGATCAAATTGGCGAACTAGACCCTAAATCAGATGAACACTTCCAAGCGAAGGTACAGCAGAAAAAGACCCAGGCAGAACTACGCCTGAAGATGCTTGCTAAAACGCTTCCAGATCTCAAGCAGGTAGACGCAGATCTAACGAGTAGTGATGGCTCTATGACTCCACCAATGGTGATTGAACTTGTCGCAAAAGGTCTCGATTGAACTACCGCCTAAGCTAGCTAGTCTATTTACCGGCGAAGCTAGGTACAGGTGCTCTTACGGTGGACGTGGCTCTGCCAAGACTCGCTCATTCGCATTAATGACTGCTGTATGGGGTATGCGTTGGGGCGTAGCTGGTAAGCAAGGGCAGATACTGTGTGCTCGTGAACACCTCAACTCTCTCGATGAATCCTCTATGGAGGAGGTCAAGTCCGCCATACGGTCTGTGCAGTGTCTTGCTGACTACTATGAGATCGGTGAGAGATACATCCGTAGTAAGGATGGACGCATTACCTACGTCTTCGCCGGCCTACGCAGAAACCTCGACAGCATAAAGTCAAAGGCTCGCATCTTATTGTGCTGGGTAGACGAGGCAGAGACTGTTACTGAGACAGCATGGCAGAAGCTTATTCCTACAGTGCGAGAGGATGACTCCGAGATATGGGTAACCTGGAACCCTGAAAACAAGCACTCCGCTACTCATGCGCGCTTCCGAGTGACGGAGCCAGAACATTGCAAGATGGTCGAGATGAACTGGCGGGATAACCCGTGGTTTCCTGACGTGCTCGAACAGGAACGCCAAGAGGATCTGAAGAAGCGCCCGGATGTGTACGACCATATATGGGAAGGTGACTTTAGGATCTTCTCAGAAGGCGCTTACTACACTCAAGAGATGGCGAATGCTTTACACGAGAACCGTATCGATCGGGTTCCGTATGAGCGCTCAGTTGGCGTTGTGACGGCTTGGGACTTAGGGGTAGGAGATAGCACTGCTATTTGGTTTGCGCAGTTTGTGGGGCCGGAGGTAAGGCTCATAGACTACTACGAGAACGCTGGCGTGGGGCTTGATCACTATGCGCGTGTCTTACAAGAGAAAGGCTATGTCTACGAGCAGCACATTCTGCCCCACGATGTGAGAGTTAGAGAGCTAGGCAGTGGTCGGTCTAGGCTTGAGGTATTAGATAACCTGGGCGTAAAGCCGGTAGAGATTGCGCCACAGTTAAACGTCGATGATGGTATTCAGGCAGTTAGGTCCATTCTTGATCTTTCTTACTTCGATAAGGATAAATGCGAGAAGGGCATTGATTGTCTCAGGCAGTATCGCCGGCAGTATAACGAGACGATGATGGTGTGGAATGAGCGGCCTTTGCATGATTGGACCTCACATTGTGCAGATGCCTTTAGATATTTGGCAATTGGATACCGCAAGACCTCAGACTGGGGTGCGCCAATACGCAGGAACTTACAGGGTATTGTCTGATATAATCGGCTTTCCATACTGGAGGCTCTATGGCAATTGGCTCTCGCTTACGCGGCATTCTTGATGAACTAATCACTGCTGGATTCCCAGAAGAAACTGCTGAGCGCATTGTTACCGGCCAACTTCCAATGGACACGGCCTCTCGCATGCAGCGTGCCGAGGCTATGGGGTTCGACCCTTCTAACGTGCAATATCACGGCACAGAAGCAGACATCACACAGTTTATACCTAGCGCAAAAGGGAAGATGGGGCCAGGTGTCTACACTACGCCAAGCCCATCGAAAGCGTCTGTATTCGCAGGATACCCAAGCCCTTATGCTGAGGGTGGCAATGTTATGCCTTTGTTATTGCGCGGTGACTATATTAAGCGTGCCGACGCCTTTGACCTGAGGCCTGATATTAGCGGCAGAGAAGGCCAGCGGATCTTAAATGAAACGCTTGAAGGTATGGGATATGCAGGTAGCAAGGCGGGCGAGAGAGGCTCTTTAGCGCCTGAAGCGGTTACATTTGATCCTCGTAATGTACGCTCACTATTCGCCGCATTCGACCCTGAGTACAAAGGCTCTAATATCCTTGGTGGCACGGCAGCGGGGGCTTTAGGTCTAACAGCGTTGATGGCTCCAGAAGAGGCAGAGGCTAAGACACCAGAGTTCTTAGAAAGTCTGCCGCAGTTAGAGCCTTACGAGCCGGGAATGGTAGAGAGCGCCGCACAGAGCGTAGCAGGATATCTAAAAGACATAGGTGCTACTAAGTCCGATTATACCGCCAACCAAATGGCCTCAAGCTTGTCCAGTCTTGTTGATTTTGCGCCAGTTATAGGTGATGCAAAAGGCTTTGCAGAGGCAGGCGACCTTTTTGACGAGGGAAAGTATGGTCAGGCAGCCGTTGCAGGTGCGCTCGGCGTGCTAGGGCTTATACCCGGCTTAGGCGATGTAGCAGCTTCTGCTTTAAAGGCGGCACCTCTTCCGTTTATGGTTAACAGGGATACAGGATTGTTACAGCGTGTAGGCGACCCTGATTCAGTAAATACAATGAGGTTAGATGTTGAGCCTGGCGCTGAATTAGCGCCTAGCAGCTTATTAAGAGCAGAAGACCTTGAAGGTCGTGGTTTCGTGTCAGGCATGGCTGATACCAGCAGCGGGGATCTATCTCGCGTTGTGTCTATAAATGATCAGCCGGTGGATATGGTCCGAGTTGGTGGCCAAGATTACATGCGGCAGCCGCAGAATGTAGATCAGGGCATCCTTTGGGCTTCAGACGCAGGCGCTGTTACAGGGCTAACTAATGCTGCGCGAGCTGCCGATGCATTGCCAGGCGTAAGCAGATCGCCTTTATATATTCCATATCAGATGGGCGGTGCCAGCACTGACTTTGCCACCATGACTTCTGACATTATGGTTCCTATTGCTCGTCAAAACATGAAAAAAGCTGACAAAAAGGCCTTAGACAAGCGTATTAGAGAGGGTGCGGGAACAAAAAAAGGAGAGTTCAAGCCTCAACCTGATTGGCCTGGAATTGATAGCCCAAAAACGGATGAGTGGCTAGCAAGTGCAGGTGGCAACAGAAAGGCTATAACAAAAGCAATCGATGAGTATCGTGATGTAGCCGGTATTAATCTTTCGCAAGCGCGTGCCGCTATTGTCGATCCAGCGCAGATCAGCCCCCGTGTAGGCAATCTTCGGCAAGCTGGAATATTAGACTTAACGAAGCCAGCCCAGCCAGGAATGCATCCGTCATATAACACTGACTTGATGGGCACATATTTAGGTGAGTTTGGAGAGGGGGCAAGCCTACTGTCAGACTTAAGCCCGTTAATTAGGGGGGCTAACAACAAGCCGTTTGTCCCAGAAATGGTTTCTCGGGGTCATAATTTGCAAGCCGACGCATTACCAGCGCCAGTCGGAAAAGCTATGCAAGCCGGATTGATAGGGGCGTTTGATCAAACAACGCTAGACGAGTTAATTAAGAAGGGACTTATAGCGCCGTAATATGAATGACTTTTCTTCTTCAGAGACGCAATCATGGTCGAGCATTGTTTCAAGCATGCCGTCGGCCCAATCGGCAGGGCTAATTTCAATCGCTTCGATCCAATCTAATGCGTTTTGGGATGGGCTTTTAATGTTCATACCTGTAAGTATAAAGGCAGTGGTATAATATGGCTACACCACGCAAAGGTAAGGCAAAGGTTAAGGTTACGGCTTCCGGTAAAAAGGTATCTTATGGGCAGGCCGGTAAAGCCAAGGATGGTAAGTCGCGAGTACGGCCAGGAACTAGCAAGGGAGACGCCTATTGTGCGCGATCCGCTGGTCAGATGAAGAAGCACCCGAAAGCGGCTGCCAATCCTAACTCACCTTTACGCTTATCTCGTAAGCGGTGGAAGTGTTCTGGAACTAAATCAAGGAGCAAGTAATGGCCTACGGTTACGGCAAGAAAAAGAAAGGCAAGAAGCGAGGGAAGTGATATGCCAAGTAAACGAGGGCTATACGCCAACATTCAAGCCAAGCGTAAGCGCATCAAAGCCGGTAGCGGTGAGACTATGCGCAAGGCTGGAGAGAAAGGTGCGCCAAGCGCAAAGGACTTTAAGAAAGCCGCTAAAACAGCCAAGAAGCCTGGCAGGAAGCGTAAGTAATGGCACTAACTAACTATGCGGAGCTGAAAAGCTCTATTGCTGACTTCCTTAACCGGGATGATCTTACGTCTGTTATACCGACGTTTATCTCACTGGCAGAGGCTCAGTTCGCGCGAGATCTACGTCACTATAAGATGGAGAACCGTGCCACAGGAACCATCGATAGTCAGTTTATGACTAAGCCCGGCGACTGGTTAGAGACTATTCGCATCAATATTACGACCTCAAATACACGCCCCTTAGACTTACTAAGCGCGCAGGCAATGGTCGATAAGCGAGCTAATCACCTCGACACTACAGGTATTCCTAGGTACTACAGACACTCTGAGAATCAGTTTGAGTTCTTCCCAAGCCCCGACGGGAGTTACGGGGTAGAGCTATTGTACTATCAGCGTGTGCCAGCATTATCTGACTCTGTTACAACCAACTGGCTGTTAACTGAAGCACCAGATGCGTACTTGTATGGCGCATTAATTCATTCCGCACCATATCTATCGGAAGACCAGCGCACGGCTGTATGGGCGCAACTATTCGGCGCATCATTACAGCGTCTTAATCAATCATCGGACGAGGCAACACATTCAGGTAGCGGCCTTGTTATGCGTAACAGGGGGCTTGCATGAGCTTTACTAATTTCCTAGAAACAGAAATCCTTGACCA